TTGCAAGTGAGTTTTCTCTAATCTCCTCAATCGTATCTGCACCTTTTCCTCCTGTTCCAGGCTCTTCGTTATCACAGGCAACAGATTTTTTAGATACATTATATAACGCCAATTCACTTGGTTGGAATGAAGAACCATCATCATCAAATGCAATGGTTTCTATATTATTCAATTCACCTACTCCAACGTTTGACTTCACACCTCCACCACACAAATAAGATACGGTAAATTTACCTTTAGGGGCTTGACCATATGATTTTGTTTTTAGAAAGTTTGAGGGGTCAAATGATGCACCCATTTTATCAATAGAGGAATTTAATCCCAATCCTACATTTTTAAAGTTAGGAATTAAAGTTGCATCAGATGAAGTATTGTTACCTGCACCAAATACTAAACTTGTTGTATTATCTGTATTTACTTTGGTTGTAAACCTTCTTGATGTTTTTAAAACTTTAAGAACGTTTGGAACTGACTCTTTAAATTGAGCTAAATCTTTATCATTTTGTTCTGAGTTAGCATAATCAACGTAAACCATTTCTTGTGCTAAATATGGAACATGATACCACTTGTTCCCTTCAGAATCTCTTACATCGTAAATATCAATTACATTCTTATCTGCTATTTGTATTTTAGAGAATTGAGAAGGTGTAGTACCAAAGTCATATTCAATTGTTTTTAATTCTGCAGACATTGCACCTACATATTTTTTTATTAAGTATGCAGTGGGTGTTCCCTCGTTACTTTGATAAATTGAAATTTCTCTTTCATCCTCAACACTAAAATCAAGTAACTCAGCTGTTCTAAATCGAGTACCTGTTATTGATGATATAACTTCCATTCCTTCTTTGATTCTTAAACAATAATCTAAATCAGGTTTTACTTCAGAACCAACTCCAGTTGCTGGTACTGTTTGATATACTGCAAGATTAACAATAGATGCAGATGTTACTTTTGGTTGATAACCAAGATACTCTGCAAGTGCAACTACATTTTGTTTATCTTCAGAATATAACATTAACGATTCTTTCAATGAATCATCTGTATAATAAGATAATACATCACCAAGATACGATGCCATTTCTATGAACATCATCCCCGGAGAAGATTCATTAAAATCAGAATGGGTCTGTGGGAAATAAGTTTTTGCGTAATCAATTAAGTTTTCTCTAAATTGAGAGAAATCTTTGTTTAGGTATTTTATATCCCTACCTTGATTTGATTTTTTTGTTATTTGATTTAATGCCATTTCGTTATGCCTATATGTTGAATGTTATTTCTTGTGATTCAAATTGTCCACCAACTGAAAATATCAACTTTACTTCAGCAGTATTTCTATCTTTCATCTCATCCGTCATTTCTACTTCTATTTCTTCGATATTAATATAAGGTAACCAAAAATCAACACTATCTGTTATTAGTGATTCAAGTTTTTCTTCTAAATTCTCATCAAGTTGTTCAAATAATAATGACTGAAGTCCTGTACCAAACTCTGGTTGGAACGGTCTTTCTCCTTTATTTGTTAATAGTAAATTCTTTAAATTACTTTTTGCAGACTCAAATGAGGAAAATGATTGTTGAAACATTGTACCATTTCCTGGTGAAGCGGGCAACATAATTCCATACGCATGGTTAGAAAACTCATCCGTATCTTTTACTATTCTTTTATTAAGGATATATGCCATTGTATCTATTTTCCCATTTTATCTCTTAAACTTTTTAACAAGTTCAGAGTTATCTCTATTCAATATTCTATCTAAACCAGGTAATCCTGTTTGTACTCCTAATCCTGTTTTACTTGTTTGAGTTCCAACGTGTTGATATCCCATTTTGTGAGCCATTTGAGCTCTCATTGCTTCAGTTCCACCTGCTCCTAATGATGTACTCATATTAACAGTTTGGTCGATATCTGGTTCTGCATCCATATACGATGGTATATGTGTGTTTTCCTGTACCATTGGTTGTTGTACCATTGGTTGTTGTGCCGTTTTAGGTAAATTATCTAATACAGATTTAGTTCCTCCTCCACCACTTCTTTGTTCTTTAGAAAAGGGAGTTGTTTGATTCAATACTTGATTTAGTATTGCATTCTTTGTGAACTGTCTTGGTTGTACTTGTACATTTTCTTGTATTGGTACAACCGTTGCTGGTATTTGTAATTGTTCCATTCTAAGAAGTTCGTTTGCCTTATCAAATGGATCCTGTGTTTTCTTCTTTAATACCTTTTTTGGTACACGTGTAACCTCTAATAATCTTTTACTAACTTCCGCTTCTAAGATTTTAGGAAAGGTTTTAGATAAAAATAGCGATTGTTTTTTGGCAACTTCTGCCTCAACTAGTGCTTTTATTACTTTAATTAATTGTTTATTATTCATTTCTAATTCTTGTTATCTTACTATAAATATATCTTTGTTAATTTTATGGTTCTAAATACCTACGGAACTGTAAACCCAGTCCATGTTAATACACCTGGTGCAGTAACTGGTGGTGCACCAGGATATAAAGACATTGTCATATACATCCCTTGTATTGTTGTTAAGTGAACCTGCATAGATGAGATTAATTTATCCAAGAATACACCACTATCATCAGTTGGGCTAAGTGGTCCAACAGGTGTCCAAGTTCCTGGTGTTGTTACCATGGCTGCTGTGCTGGTAATATTTAACATAGAACCTGGAGCTGGAATAATTGGTGGGATTCCTGTTACTAATGTTCCACCGGTCCAATAACCCAAAACTCCCTTACCGATATCATCTGCAAATGTATGATTCCCCTTTCTTTTAGCCAATGAAATCTGACATGCTAACATGACAAGAGTTTCCATTAGTTTATCATTGGGTGTTTGTATCGGAATATTATTTACAGTCTGTAAACCTCTTCTAATACACATATTGTATTCACTTGTAATCTTTTTAGCAAAATCAGATGCAGAATCAATTCCTCCTTGATTCTTCATAAAACTCATCATACTTGATTTGAATATTGAAAAAGACATGAGTTATTCTGTATAATTAAGTGTTGATAGTATTGTATCTAATTTAGATTTAATTTTACTAAAATCAGCTGCGTTATTTGGTCCTAACATGGTTGGCCCTGCAGGTGTTGAGAATATTTGTTTGTTTATGGCCTCACATAACTCACCAAGAATAGTAACAAGAGTTTCTCCTCTTGCCAATGGTTCTGCATCCGATTCCGTATTTAGGAATATTTCTCCAGCTCCTCCAAGTATTGTAAAATTATTATCGTTGGTGGTAATTAAAACATCACCATTGAAATCCATCTCCGCTCCATCTAATCCATTATCTATTGTAAGTTTACCATCTGATATAAATGAATAGTTTCCCTTAGAGTAAAATAACATTTCAGAATCCTTGGATGATAATATAATTCTACCACTATTAATAAGAACTTGGTCAGTTCCTTTTAATTCAGGTTCTTCTGCATATATTGGAGTAGTCTCCATTGGAGTATCAACCTGACCAGGAGTAAATTCTAATAAATGTTCTCCACTTGTTAATACGATAGTTGAACCATCATCCACTATATCTTCAAAGATAGGAGTTCCTTCTTTTAATTCATCTAAAGATTTGTTTCCTTGTCTATTTCTTATTATAATGGTTGGTGCTAAAACATTATCAACATTATTATAACCACTAAAACGAATTGATTGACCGAAACGAGATTGTATAACCTTATCTCCTTCATAAAATTTTAAAGGATTTATCTGAGTTGGTTTAAAGTATTCATTTACGAATTCTTCATTCGCTCCATCAGCTGAAGAATTTGGTGTTCCTGTTTGTGAGGTTGATTTGTATTCACCCGAAGCTCCTCCAGCTGGGCTTTCTCTATCAGGAGACATCACAGTTGATATATCTTCTATACTATTACCAGAGTTAACAAGTGTATTAGTTAATCTTCTATATACATTTGATCCATTCCCAAGTGTAACAATCTCAACTGTTTCACCAATTATTGGTAATTCTAAATTTGCATAATCAATTGGTGCATAAAATCTAAGCTTAGCAACCGGAGTTGTAACATCATCCAAACGTCTAAGTTTAACAGAACCGATTTGATAGGTGTTTCTGTCATCACTATCCGTTTCAATTCCAACTGAACTTATAGAATCATGTTCGTCATTTGTAACAACATCAACTACAAAACCAATAGGTACTGCAGTTCTTCCTTTAACGGAACGACCTGATATTGAAGAAGATTGCGATACCCTACTCATTATTTATTTACTTTTTGTTTTAACTCCTCAACTTCATTTGTAAGGTCATCAACTTTTATATCATGTTCTTGACTAACTTGTGTAATTGTTTCATCAAACTGTTGTAGTAATTGTTCTTTCTCTGCATCTGATAGAAATCCAGAATCTCCTTCTGAAGTTTGGGATGCTCCTATTATTCTTTGTGCAATTGCAGCCATCTTTATAAGTGAATCATCGTTCTTAACAGCTGAATCAATTAAATCTCGTATAATTGGGCCCATTGCTATCATATCACCAGAATGGCGGACAAGTTTTCTCATCTCAGCAATCAATTCTGATATCCTAAGTTTCTTAGTTTGTTGGTTCTCGTAGATATCCTTAAACAAATCACCGAGGTTCTTTCCTGGAAATAATTCAAATTCTGTACTCATGCCTTTACTATATTATCTTGTATATAAATATAGTAAACAAAAAAACCTCACTTTTGAAGTGAGGCCTTTTCCAATGTACATTTGTCTTAGGTGTGTATTACACCTTCTTTTTTAGAATGTGGTATATAACTCCAGCACCCACTAAACCTAGTAGTCCTTCGTTACTTAATGAACCTAATATACCCATAATGTTATCCACTACTGATACTTCAGGCCAAAAAGGAATCTCTGCACCCTTAAATAGTATTTCAAATACTACTCCAAGTGCAATGATACTAATACCAATTTCTGTTAGTGATTTAATCCAATCACCCATTTTACTTAGAAACTCCATATTTTATTCTCCTTTGCTTTGGTTAAAAAAATATAACCTCTCCCTTATACAAAACATCGGACATGTCAATAATAACTATGGTATATATGATGAAAGAAGTAATTTTACATACCCAACACCCAATAGAGAACGTGTAATGTATGTGCATAAAAAAACCCCACCAAAAGGAAGGGTATTTTGTCTAACCACTTTGTTATACGATTAGAGATATATTGAGGGAATTTATAACCTATTATTAGTATCCTCTATCTGAATATAAGTATATTTATATTTTATTAAACTTTAAATTATTTTCTTTTTTACAACATAATTATTAATTACCAATGTATCCATTTCACAATTTAAAAATGTTTTAATTGCATCAAGTGGTGTTAATACCATTGTTTGATCCTTTAAATTAAAAGAAGTATTGATAACAAGTGGATACTCATTTATTAATTGTAAACGTTCAAGTAACTGATACATTCTTCTATGTTGTTTTCTATTAACTGTTTGAATTCGTGCAGAATCATCAACATGTGTAATTGCTGGTAAGTTATCTTTGTGTTCATTTCGTACCTTAACAACTTGATTCATATATGGTACGGTATCATTGTAATCAAAATATATTGAAGATTCCTCCTCTTTTACCATTGGGGCAAAGGGTCTAAACCCTTCTCTCTTTTTAATAACTCTATTCAAACGAGATTTCATTTGACCATCTCTTGGATTTGCAAGTATAGAACGATTACCCAATGCTCTTGCACCAAATTCCATTCTACCTTCTACCCAACCAATTACATTCCCATCTACAATTTCACCTGCAACAATTTTAGTTATTTGTTCATGAAGTTTTTTCTCAAACCACACATCTTTTTTATATATTTCCAATGCTGCTAATATATCATCGGTAGTAAATGATGGCCCTAAAAATGGATTTGAATTATCAACTCTATCTCGTGGTGTACTATATTCGTAATGTAATGCACAACCAATTGCTGAACCAGCATCCGATGGAGCAGGAGGGATATATAAGTTTTTGAATTTTGTTCTTTTTAAAATTTTACCATTTGCAGTACCATTATATGCACAACCTCCACTTAAACATAAGTTTTCTGATCTGGTGTGTTTATATAAAGATGCCAATAATCTAAAGAATAGGAATTCATAAATTTGTTGAAGAGATGCAGCGATATCTTTATGTGTCTGTTCTAACTTATCCTCTGGTAATCTATTTGGTAACTCAAATAACTGAGATAACTTTTCATTAAACATACTATTTGTTGAGTACTCATATGTAAAGTAATCCATGTTTAATTCAAACCCACCATCTTTAGTAGTAGTATAAAGTTCTTGGAATTTCTTTAAATATTTTGATGGATCTCCGTATGGAGCTAATCCCATTACTTTATACTCACCTTCGTTTGGTTTAAATCCAAGAAATGCAGTAAATGTAGAATATAGCATTCCTAATGAATGTGGAAACTTAACAGAACCTATTTTTTCAATACCACTTGATGCCTTTGCAAGTGAAGTAGTTTCCCATTCACCCACACCATCTACTGATAATAAAGCAGAAGATTCGAATGGTGAG